AGCGGCGGCGTGGTCCAAGAGTCAGACCTGTACAACAGCGTTTTCACGGTGGTCAATTCCACCATTTCCCAGAACGTTTATCAGGTGGAACAACTTACGCTGGATGCAGATGGCGTCGTGCAAATCAACGCAACTGAGTTCCCGTGTGATGACCGCCTAATCAGCGTGATTGCACAGGATGTCACCAACTCCGCCCGTTTCTTGGTTGATTCCTGATGGCCTTCCCCACACTCCAACCCACCGGGCGCAGTTTCGATCCGGGTGACTATCCGATCAAGTCATTCCGTGCCCAATCTGGCGCCGAAACCCGCATCCTGTACGGCAGCCAGCGCACCAACATGTCGCTGGAACTCAACTACGAAAACATCACCGACAGCAACGCCGGGCTGTTCGTCACCCACTTTGACGAAGTACAAGGCACATACCAGACCTTTTCAGTGCCTTCCGCTGTCCGTTCTGGCTGGAGCGGCACCAGCAGCACACTCGACGTAACCGGCGCCAATGCGTGGCGTTATGCCGAGCCCCCGCAAATTACAGCAGTGCGTCCGGGCGTTAGCAGCGTCCGAGTCAAGCTGATCGGTGTTCTCTAAACTGGAACTATGGCCCAGATTTTTACCGGACGCGACGGACGCCTGTTACTGGGCTCCGACACCTTGGTCAAGGTGACTAACTGGTCACTTCAGGCCGACCTTGAAACGCTGGAGACCACCACACTGGGCGACGCCCAACGCAGTTACGTTCCTGGCGTCCAAAGTTTCAGCGGCTCAGCCAGTCTGCTGTATTACATCGACACCGACAATACGAACGACGCCAGCACACTTCTTCGCAAACTGGTCAAAACTTCTGGCGTCAGCAGCACCGACACCGTAAGTTTGACGCTCCGTTTAGCTGGCGACACAGGCAACAACGACGTCACCATCACGGCTTACATCACCAGCGTGAGCATTGGCGCATCCGTCGGCGAACTTGTTACTGCCCAGATCAACTTCCAAGGCACTGGCGCCTTGACCACCGCGACCTTGTAATGAGCGTCTACCTCGGAAGCTACGGTCTTGTCGAACTGCGGCGTAGCTCTGAGCTTGCCGAAAAACTGTCTGTCATCAATCCGGGCGACGTTAATACCAGCCGCCGCCGCTTCAGTTTTGATTTTGATTCCGGCTTTCTCAACAGCGGCGATCAAATTGAAATTCGTAGCACCAACGGCGCCAACCTTGCGTTTGTAGATGCCAGCGGCTGGGTCGTTAATGCCGTCCAAAATGCCGGCCACTGGTACATCAACGTTGACGAACTTGGCGGCATCCGCCTTTACAACACGTTCGACAAAGCCATTGAGGGACTGCAGTCTCAGGCGATTGTCCTAACTTCCATTGCTAGCGACATTCCCATCGCTGTCCGAATTACCAATCTTGTCCCACGCATCCTTACGCAGTGCTCGTATTTCGAGCTAAACACAACCCGTGAGGCCGTAGACATTACTGCGCTTGGCGACCAGTTTCGCTCGCAGTATTCCAGCCTGATCAGCGGCAGCGGCAATTTCCGTGCATTTTGGGAATACCTTCCGTCCTATGCCAAACAATCCGCTGGCGAATCGCCGCATTATCTGCTGCAGCTTGCCGTTCGTACCGAAGTTGGTAGCAAGTTCAGCGCCAAGTTTTATTTGAAGGTCGGCAACGAAAGCGGCAGCAAAACCGACATTGACGACGAGCTTTGGTACGAAATCGACGGCATTATTACGCAGGCTGGCGTCAATTTTTCACCAGAGAACGCCGTTGAAATCAGCGCCGACTTTGTGACGACTGGTCCTATCCGCCTGCTCGCCAAAACCACGCCGTCCGACAAGCTTCTGCTGCAGGATGACGGCGAAATCTTGCTGGAACAAAACTCTGCCGCCGCGCTCCTACAAGAAGACATTGTTTGATCCGGCTAAGCTAGGTGGTAACAGTGCCCTGTCGGCTTAGGCGCAATGGCTGACCTTCGGATTAGCGAGCTAACAGCCCTAGCGGGGGCAAACCTTGCAGCGGGCGATCTCCTACCGATCGTCGACATTTCCGCCAGCGAGACCAAAAAGATCACGGTCACGGATTTGGTGGGCAATGCCACCACCCTGATTGCTGACGCCACAATCCCAAGCGCCAAGGTTTTGTTTGGCTCGGGCTCGATTGTTGCTGCTTCACTGGCCACCGACGCCGTAACGACCGCCAAGATCCAGAACGACGCGGTAACTGCCGCCAAGCTGGCCGACGAATCCACCGTCGATCTCGTCACCACGCTGCCAGCCTCTGGCGCTTTTACCGGCCAGATTGCCCTCGATACTGACGACAACAACGCTTACATCTGGAACGGCAGCTCGTGGGTGAGCTTCAAGGCCGCCGGCTCCGTTGGTTCTGTTGTAGGTAGCACGGCTGGCACGATCAACATCGTCGTCAGCACCAGCGGCAACGACGTAACGATCAGCGCCACGCTGGATAACACCAGTGCCGCCGCCCAATTCCTCGCCGGTCCTGCTGCCAACGCTGGCGCCGTCAGCTACCGCACGATCACTGGCGCTGACCTGCCACTGCCTACCACTAGTGAGCGCGGCGGTGTTGCCATCAACGGCGAGGGTCTGCGTCTTGACGGCAATGTCCTTGAGATCAACAACGACGTAACCGCAAACGTCACCTACGGGGTCGTCACCTACAACGCCAAAGGTCTTGTTACCGCTGGCCGCACGATCATCAGCAGCGACCTACCGGCTGCCACCAGCGTCGCCAAAGGCGCAGTTATTCCCGGAAGCGGCCTGAGCGTTGACGGCAGCGGCACCATCAACCACACCAACAGCGCCACGGCTGGCACTTACACCAAGGTCACGGTTGATTCTCAAGGCCACGTTTCGTCGGGCACCACGCTTGCCGACACCGACCTGCCCAACCACAGTGCTGCGCTGCTGACCAGTGGCACGCTGGACGTTGCCCGCCTTGGCGCCAATAGTATTACCGGCCCGAAGCTGGCCAATTACGCCGTTTCCAAGATCGGCGAAACCCAACCGACCGCCGACCACATCGGCCAATTCTTCTTTAACCCGCTTAGCCGCGACCTATTCCTCTGGGACGGCAACGTGTTCCAGCCCATCGGTATTTCGGTGGGTGAAATCGTCTTTGCCGGAACGTTCGACGCATCTTCCGGCGGTGGCACCGGCCTCGTTGCTTCCGTAACCGCAGAAGGTACGGCCATCGGTCTGGTGGTGGGTCAAGCACTGCCCGCTGCTGCCACGGCCAACAACCGTTATTACCTCGTGGTTTCCGAGGCCGGCACGATCACCTCGGGTAATGCACCGCAGGTTTCGCTGAGCCCACCGGACATTGTGCTGTCAAACGGCTCGGCATGGACCGAGGTTGACGTTTCGCAGACCATCACCGCACAGGTGGCCAGCAACGTCAGCTTCACGCCAGCCGGCGGCATCTCCGCCACCAACGTCCAGACCGCTATTGAGGAGCTGGATACTGAAAAGCTGAGCGCCGGCGGCGGCACCATCACAGGCGAACTGCTGATCGGCACGTCTGGAACGTTCGGGTTTGAAGGCAGCAGCGCCAACGCCTACGAGACCTATCTGACGGCCACCGACCCGACGGCTGATCGGACCATCACCTTCCCCGATGTAAGCGGCACCGTCATTACGACCGGCGACACGGGCACCGTCACCAGCACGATGATTGCTGATGGCACGATTGTTAATGCCGACATCAGTGCTAGCGCCGAAATCGCTGTCAGCAAACTGGCCGATGGCGCCGCCCGTCAACTGCTCCAGACCGATTCCGCTGGCACCGGCGTTGAGTGGACCGACAACGTTGATGTTCCTGGAACGCTTGACGTAACTGGCGCCACCACACTCGACGGCGCACTGACCGTTGCTGGCACGGCCACCTTCAACGGCTCGATTGTGCTGGAAGGCACGACCGCTGATGCCAACGAGCTGACGATTGCCTGTGATCCAACGGCTGACCGCACCGTCACACTGCCCGACGCCACCACGACGTTGGCTGGTTTGTCCGTTGCACAGAGCTACACGGCCCAACAGCGTGGTGCGATCTCCGCTCTAACCGACGGCGCCACGATCACGCCTGATTTCAGCCTTGCTAACAACTTCAGCGTGACACTCGGCGGCAACCGCACCCTCGCCAACCCGACCAACCTGACCGCTGGAGCTAGCGGTTGTATCTGGATCACGCAGGATGGCACGGGCAGCCGAACCTTGGCCTACGGCAGCTACTGGGACTTCACCGGCGGCACCGCACCAACACTGACCACGACTGCCGCTGCTGTGGATTGTCTGGTCTATTCGGTCCAGTCCACAACGAAGATCACCGCTACGCTGATCACCAACCTGAGCTAAGCAATGGGAGTTCCCGGAAACGCCAATCCGCTGCTTCTGCGGACTGTTACTGCTGCCGCTACAGGGATTAGTAGATCACTACGCTTCAACTCCGCCGATTCTGCTTACTTAAGCCGCACACCTGCATCTGCTGGTAATCGCCGCACTTGGACCTTTAGTTGCTGGGTAAAGAGAAGCAAGCTTGGGACATTTCAATCTCTGTTCAACTGCATTGCCTCCGATGCGAGTCACTATACGCAGTTAATTTTTGAAACCAGTGACAAGTTTGTTCTTTACGATAGCCTTTGCAGTGGAGTTGCTTTAACAACAACACAGGTTTTTCGTGATACTTCAGCTTGGTTTCACTTTCTTTTGTACTATGACACAACGCAATCAAGCGCGTCTGCAAAAGTTAAGTTGTACGTTAATGGCGCGGAAGTAACTCAATTTGATACAGACAGCAGATCAAGCTTAACCTCTGACTCCAGTGTTAACAGGAACGCGCAACACGTTATCAGCGGTAGGCTTCCGTTTACAGGTGGTTCAAGTGGTTATCTTGACGCTTATTTAACCGACATCTATTTCATCGACGGCCAAGCCCTAGACCCCACCAGCTTCGGCGAGACCGACGCCACCACCGGCGTGTGGAACCCCAAGGCATACACCGGCAGCTACGGCACCAACGGCTTCCACCTTGAGTTCGCGGACAACAGTGCAGCAACCGCGACCACATTAGGGAAGGACACTTCGGGCAACGGTAATAACTGGACGCCGAACAACTTTAGTGTGCTCAATGGTAACGGTACGTATTCAACGGGCACCATTACAGCAGGATCTAATGACGGAACAATTAGCCATGCATTTAACGGTGTTCTGGTTCGTACTGTTAACGCTGCTGGAATCACAACGGCAAACGGAAACCTTCTGACTTATACGCTTCCATCTACAATTAACTATTCAAGCAAAGTTGAAATTGCGGCTTACAATAACAGCACTGGAACAGGCTATGCCGGTCTTGGTACTGCTGATCCAACTGGTGGCGTAAGTGTTCCAAATGTCTCTACTGGCAATAGCGTTCCTTGGACAACGCTTGTAACTGGCTCTGGCTCGTTTAATGCCATAAGCGTAAGAAACAGCGCCGAACGAGTTGGCTGGGTGGGGTTGCGAATTGATGGAGTCACAATACTCCTCGATTATTCGGCTGGTGCAGGCAACGATTCAGTAGTTGACGTTCCCTCTTCGAGCGGCACGGACACCGGAGTCGGGAATGAAGTTCGTGGCAACTACTGCACGCTCAACCCGCTGGACTCTCAAATAACGCTGGTCAACGGAAACCTAGAAAATTCCGCCAGCG